GTAAAATAGATGAAAGTATAGACCATAAAGAACTAAGGTCATATGCCAGTAAATTAGAAAAACTAGCCAAACAGCTTAACAGGGCAATGCTCACACAAACTGATCTAACTTTAATTTTAGAAATAGTAAAAGGTGCTGATACAAATTTAAAGTCAGCAGAACAACTACCAACTAAAATAAGATCATTAAGAAACTTATCAATTATGACTCCTTATGAAAGGAGTAAATAATGATAGAAAAAACAGTCAAGACTTTGTATGGAAATTTAGTTTCTGTACAAGGTAAATATATTCAGCAATCATTAAAGAAAAAACTTGATTTAAAATTAAATTATCAAAGTAAAAGTATGATTGTTGCATGTTCTCAATTAGATAAACCAATTAAAACAACACAAGTTCCAGATAAATTTACAAAGAAAATGAATACTTTATATTATTATGAGTGGAAACCTATAGACCAAAGACAAGGAAATTTTTTAAATGAATAACCCAACTGAAATTAAAAGACGTGGATACCTTTCATTTTTTAAAGATGGTATAACAGATGCTATATTAGGTGATACCATAGATGAAAATAAAAGTTCTTCTGCTTACTATAAACAAGGTTATGATTTTGGTATAACTGTATATGCAAAATTATTAAAAAGGGATAATCAAGTTGAGTAATCATTTAATAAAAGAAGTTAGTGATGAAGCTGATAGTTTAAGAAAACAATTAATAAGCTATAAATCTAAAATTAAAAATAATAAATTAGATAATGAATCTAGACTTAGTCACATTGAAAACATGATTAGAACTATCTCTATAGTGTATGCAAAACTTAATTATTTAAATAAATTATAAAAACTCTATTTAGGGGTTGTATTTTATATCTACATATATTATATTAATTAAATAAGATTAATGATTAACAAAAATTGGAGATTAAAATGACTAAATATACTTTTTCAAACGACCTAATTTCAGACCTTCATAAAGATGCTTGGGGTCATAGACCTTTACAATCTTTTTGGTCTCAATGGGATTTATATACAGATGATAAAAAGCAATCTGTGTGGGATGGTCTTGTTGACGATATGGTTACTAACGATGATGCAGAAGCAAAAACAAAAAAAGAAAACGCATCAAAATTTTTCCAAAGAATTAAAGAAACTTGTAAGCTAGGTGCTTCTAACTACAGAACTGCTATTAGGTGGATACTTGATGCAGATAAAGTAGAGCATGACTTTGCTTATGAAGGTGGTCAAATCGTTTGGGAATATAATTTAGCTTATAGACATAAAAAATTATTTAAAACTGCGGGGGTAGCGTAATGTTAGATACAAAATTACAAGAAGCGTTAAGTGAAGTAGAATTTAAAATAGACGTAAGGGATATACAAGGTATCCCTTCTCACATGGGTAGAAAGATTGTACGCCTAGATCAATTAGGTGCTCAAGATGGCGATCCTTTAGCAATAGTTGGTTCACGATACAAGCCAATACATCATGTGGATGCTTTTGGTGGTGCTCTAGAAGCTATGAAAAGTGGTGGCTTAGACTTCTCTAACAATCAAATAACTGTTAACACTTACGAAAATGGTGCTATGGCTAAGATGGAATTATTACTTCCAGCACATCATGCCAAAGTAGGTGACCACGATTTGTATCTTAAATTTGTAGCTAGAAATAGTTACAACGCCAAATGGAAGTTCCAATCATTTTTTGGTTGGATGAATGAAGTTTGTTTTAATACTTTAGTTAGTGGTCAAAAGATTGCCTATACTGCAAACAGACATACCACACACTTTAACGTAGATGCATCTAACAAGAAGATACAAAATGCAGTTACTGCTATCACAGACGAAACAGAAAACTTTAAGAAGTGGTGGGATACTAAAGTAGAAGATGATCAAGTCATAGACTTATTCAAAACTACGATAGCTAAAAGCCAAGCTAACGATATCAAAGTTGCTAGTGGACAATCAGACACTAACAAAAAGCAACTATATCACTTGATGGGTTTATATGAGTCAGAAGTGGCACAAATTCATGGCAAGGGTGATTATGGCAGAAATGGTGCTAAAGGCTCTCTATGGTGTGCATATCAGTCTGCAACTGCTTGGTCTACTCATCTTGGAGATGTAAAGAACAACAGTACTAACAATCATATAGTACAACAACGTAGACAAAACGATGTTAGAAGCATGATTAATAGTAGCAAATGGAAAGTTCTAGAGAACGTCTAAACATTTATTAAGGGTTGACTTTATGTTGACCCTTAAATACATTTATTAAAAATGGAGAATTAATTATGGAAGACTTATATGATTTTAAAAGTACAGTATTAACAAGTGAAGTTGAATTATCAGAAATAGACAAGACAATATTTAAAAATTTTGATTTTGATTTTGATGGAAAAACAGAATTTACAATACCTCATTTTTCTAGAGTAACTGAAGATTTTAATATTGGTGTAATCTATGGCTCTAGTGGAAGTGGTAAATCATCTATACTAAAACAATATGGTGAAGAGAAAGACTTAGTGTGGGATAACAACAGAACAATAGCCTCACATTTTGATTCAGTAGAGGATGCCATAGAAAGACTTGGTGCTGTTGGATTAAACACAGTTCCTACTTGGGCAAAGCCTAGACATGTCTTATCTAATGGAGAAGGCTTTAGATGTGATCTTGCTAGAAGACTAGGCAGTAACATTGTCATAGATGAGTTTACGTCTGTAGTAAATAGAGATGTAGCTAAGTCTTGCTCATTATCTTTATATAAATATGTCAAGCGTAAAAACTTAAAGAACATTGTATTGGCAACTTGCCACGATGATATATTGGAATGGCTACAACCAGATTGGGTATTTAATACTGATGCAAAGAAATTTGCGTCAAGGGGGTTAGTTCGGCAACCCATTGAAATTAAAGTTATCGCAGGGAGCAGAGCATATTGGGAGTTTTTTAAAAAGCATCACTATCTAACAGAAGAGCTACCAAAGTCTGCACATTGTTATTTAGCTGTATGGAAAGATAAGATTATTGGATTTGCTTCTAGTATGTCTTTACCAGGATGGACACCACCACTTTATGAAGGTGACAAAAGATTAAAGTGGAGAGAAGCAAGAACAGTAGTCTTGCCTGATTTTCAAGGACTTGGCATAGGAACTAAATTGTCTGATGCAGTAGCTGATATAATGCTTGATAAAAAAGTAAGGTATTATTCTAAAACTTCTCATATAAGAATGGGCGAATATAGACAAAAGTCACCATTGTGGAGAGCTACAGTAAGCAACCTTAAAGATAGAAGTAGTGACACTCACGATAATTTAAAACGACTTATACCACTTGAAAGAGATAGAATCTGCTATTCCCATGAGTACATAGGGGAAAATAATAAATCATATGATCCTAAATATAATAGACCTGATGATAAACAGATAAGTTTATTTTAAATAAAATACGAATATCATAAAGGTTATTAAATATGAAAGTTATGGAAATTAAATATCAAGAAACTGAAGAATGGTTATTAAAAATTCACTATGCTAAAAGGATACCCTGCATAACTTATTCTTATGGGTTGTATGAAGATGGTATTTTGGAAGGTATAATTACTTATGGAACACCTGCATCTCCAGCTCTATGTAAGGGTATATGTGGAGAAGATTATAGAAAGTCAGTTTTAGAGTTAAATAGACTATGCTTATTAAACAATAAGAAAAATCAAGCATCTTTTCTAGTTGGTAATTCTTTAAAGCTATTACCTAAACCATCAATAGTAGTTTCATATGCTGATACATCAATGAACCATCATGGCTATATATACCAAGCTACTAACTTTTTATACACAGGCTTATCTGATAAACATAAAGAATGGCGAATGAATAAATCTAATTTACATTCTTTACAAGTTTGCAAACTATATTCAACAGAAGAAAGAAAATCAAATCCAGATAAATTTACGTTTCAAGAAAGACCTAGAAAGCATAGATATATTTATTTTATTGGTGATAAAAAACAAAAGAAATTATTGTTGAGTAATTTAAAATACAATATTGAGCCATATCCAAAAGGCGATAACATTAACTATAAAACAAATTACAATCCTAAAGTGCAACAAGTATTATTTTGATTTCTTTACGTTATCTATTATTTCAG